TTGGGAAAATTCTATCTGCCATAATTAATTTTTCTCCTCAAGAAAAAATACATTAAGAAAATTTCTAAATTCAATGCTCAAATTCCTTTAATGCATCCATTTATGTTTTTTTACTTAAAATTAGTTTGTTGCCCTTCAAGAGCAATTTATCTCCAACACCAATCCCTAATTTTTTAAACAATCCTTTATTTGCTTCTACAACAAATACAACACTGTTAGAATCTGGACCAACTGACTTTGGATCATCAGCTTCCATATCTTTGATGTCCACAATCTTATGATTTTTATCTAAAAAAGCTAAAGAAAGCGGGAAAGAAACATTTTTATTCCAAAATGAATAGCTGTCTGGATAATCAAATTCAAAGTAAACTACTTCATATTCATCTAAAGGCTCAGCATTCATTAAACCTTTAGTTCGTAGCTTGTCATTGTTAGCTACAAATCTAACATCGAATTCATCACGGAATTCTTTACTAGTGAGTCATGAACCTACTTTTCTAAATTTGTTTGAAGAAGCTTTAACATTTCTAGCTTCATCAAGATCAAATCTATCTTTTGTTCTTTGTTTTCTAAATTCATTAACATTGTCTATGCTTAAATAATGATCACGTAATGCTAATTTGGCTCTTTCAGTTAATTCTACAGATCTACCGTATCCTGTAAGTAATCCAGCAGTTTTCATAGCTAAAAGATCATTGTCTGAAATTTCAGTTGGAACACCACAAACGTTGCTATCTTTATGCAAAGCAACATAGCTTGCAGCAGTCACTAAAACATCTGTATTTGAGTCAATAGACTTAAGCATAGTTAAATATCTATCACTAAGCTTTGCTGCTTCTGCTTTTCTAGGAGTTTGTGAAACGCCAAGAAGTTGAATTTGAATGTCAGAAAGTCCGAGGCTTTCCATTGATGGTCCGTCGAATAATTCAGCATGCAAATCTAATGAATGAACTGGTTTAATTGGTATTGGCATAATTTTATTCCTTATCTATTTGGTATTCTATTTTTCCAAGCATTTCCTTCATCAACATTCTTCTCGTATGTTTCTTCCCAGGAAAATTTATCGCACAAATCTTCTCCACTGTGAATTGCCATAGAAGGACTTGATGCTGGATTGCCTGGATCTATATAGGCAGGACCAGGAACATTGTCTGGACCATGCAATAATCCTTCTATATTTGGACCATCAGCTTCTCCTCCCAAATCAAAATATTCTTTTGGAATTTTTCTTGGGTTGATTTTTTGACGCCAATAATCGTTTTGTTTTGTTTCTTCTTCAATTTCTTCATAAGGAACTAAAGAAACATTTGGTGATTGAGTAACTGATTGTTGTGGATAATATTGAGCAATTTTCTCAAACAAATTATCAGCCTTGGAGTAATGGCCTTTTTTGTCTAGTTTTGAACAGATCTTGATAATTGTTTGTAAAGAAGTTGCGTTCATAATTTGTTCTTATTAAATAATCTTTAAATGACCTTTAAAAACTATGTCCGCTGATTCCATAAAATGCTGAACCATCGTAAACTTCTTCTACGCCCTTATCCTCTCTATTTGTCGGATCGATGTAGTTTGCGTATGTTGTGTCTTTTTGTTCAGGATTCAATGCCTGCTCTGTAGTCATAAATGGATTTGATTCTTTTAATGTTTCTGATTTGGGCGCTATATCTTTTGGAGCATGAACGTTTGCTTTACCATCTGGATCTGGATAGGAAAGAATAGTATCTTTTAGACCATATTCTTGAAAGCCATCATGGTCAGGAGTGTTTACGGTCATCAAACTTGTTATATAATTATCAAGTTCTTCACCGAATTCTAATACAGGTGTTTTTCCTAAAGATGGACGAGTAAATTGTGCCTCATCAAATTCATTTCTATCTTCAGGATATTCATCAGTAATTCTATTTCTTCTTCTGATTGCATAATCTTCAGCAATACGATTTATGGCTTTGTCAGAAATAGAAAAATGCAATCTAGAAGCTTTATCAGGATCTTTGTATTCTTCTCTTGGATACTTAAAATCTTTATTATATTTATGACGATTTTCTAAAGATTGTTCCATAGTCATCATATGTTCATCTTTAGGGCGATAATGCTCTTTGATATAGGCTGGACTGTTTTTCATTAAAGTATCAGCAGCATTTTCTAAAGATTTTTTATAATTATGAAGTTGAGCTCTAAATTTTGCTCTCATTCTTTCTTCTGAAGTTAATTCATATGGAATTAATTCTTCATAGTTTTTGTGCTGAGGAGTAAGTCTAGACTCCATATTGACATCACGATTATCAGGCTCAATGTGTGTTTTTCTTAATAATTTATCAAAACCAGCATCTTCATCTACGTAAAGATTTATTTCGTGTCCACCACGATTTCCACCACCACGACCAATAGGGCTACTTCCAGGCTGGAAAGGAGCACCATTTCCCCCTCCGCCTACACCACCAAATTGAGCTGTTCTGATATTGTTAGACATAATGAATTGTTCTTATAAATGAAAATAATTACCTTTATCTTCTGTTTAAATTGACCATTTTTGATCTTGGCAATCTAACCATAATTTTAGATGTAAGACATTCATAACATACAGCAGCCACCGCATCACAAATGTCATCTTTATATCCCGATAAAGCTTCAATGTAATATCTTTTACCTTTCCATTTCTTTTGTAAAAATAAAAATTGAATTTTTGCTTCTTGAACTTCATTTAAAGATATAATTTTATTGTCTAAATCTCTATATTCTCCACCAGGTAAATCATAAATATCAATTCGATCATCTCTGATTAATTGTGATAATTCTGTATATATCTTTTCTTTATATTCTTTGTTGAATTGTCTTTCTACAATTGGAATTCTCATAGATTGCAGTTTTATTAAAGATGACTGTGAATTCCATTGATCAATAGAAACTTGTTTAAATTTAAATTTAGCGTGTAAGTTGATAACATAGTCTTCAACTTCACTTTCTTTAACAGGTTGATTTTTTGTTCTAGGATTCCAAAAATGGACATGATCAATCACAACTCTTTTAAGTGGTTGAAAGTCAGGACCAATATGACCATACATGTTTTCAGTATGAGCAATTACAAGAGCGTAATAGTCTGAAGTTCTAGCTGGATCTAAATGACAAAAATAATCAAAATGACCTTCTGCCATTTCTTTTCTTTTCACCATAGACATAGAAGCAAACATCCTGTCTACGTCTTCGGAATTAAACATTGGATCTGATGAAGAAGCTCCAAATTCAGCTCCGTACTGCATTTGAAATTCTTGAGGATCTTTTTTCTTCTGACTATCTAACCATTCTTTATCAATATTAGGATTGGTAAGCCAAGTAGGAAGTCTCATCACAAGAGTAGTAGGATCTTCTTGCCTATTCTCGTGTAAATCATAAAGCAAACCAAGTGGACCTTTAGGGTTGGAAAGAAGCATCATTTTGCCATCTTTACCAAATGTAGCAAGAGATGGTTTTAGATCATCATAAAGAGCATAGTCAACACCAGAGTCAGGATTATCACCTGCCATAGCTGCAACTTCGTCCATAATGATAGTCCAGCAAGTAAGACCAACAAGACCTGATGCATTGCTAGAACCACATCGTAATACCAAAGAACCTGCAAAAAGATTGATATTATCTGCTTTTCTTCTTACATTCTCTTCTCTATCGTGTTCAGTGTAGAATCGCATTTCAAGCTCAGTATCTTTGCCAATATAGGGTGCAAAAAATGGAGAAGCTAGAACAGTTTGCTTAATCTTAGAGAAGATTGCTTTTTTAGCCTGTTCTTCGTTACGAGCAACATTTAGAAGAACAACTTCATCAAACTCCATTAAGCCGTATCTTGCTTGAGGATGGCCCATAGAAATCAATCTATACAATTCATAAAGAGCCATAGCAGACACAAGGAACGATTTTCCTGAACGTCTACCAAGTACTAAAACTAATTCTTCAAACTTATATCTTTTAGTACATTTTTCTTGAACTTGCATACGAAGCTTTGGATCAAATTCTTCTGAATAAAGTAAATCATTTTCACTTTGAAAACCATCAATAATTGGTCTTGTTTCTAATACTATGACTTGTCTTTCAGCATCAGGGTTTGTTGCTTCTTCTTTGGCATATCTGTATCTTTCTTCTCTAACTTCATTATCAAGACGTTTACACTGTAGGCAAGGGGAATTTACAACATTGAAAATTGTTTTAAACTGTTTTCCTTCTGATCTGGCTTTTAAAAAATTATTTTCATTTTTTTGAACATAATTCCAAACACAACCTTTGCAGTCTTCTTTATTGTCTGATTCATTTATTACAAGATTAGTATTGCCTTCTTGTCCCATATAAAAGCATTTTAGAATTAATTTTTGCCAAGGATAGGGTTTTAAATTACAAAAATAAGGATGTTCTATAAATGTAATGATATCTACAATTTGATCAGGATTAAATCTATCTTTAGGGGGTTTTGGTGGTGGAGCTACTTCTTGTCTTGTAGCAGGAGCAATTTCATCAACAAACTCTTCAGCATATTCTGTGTCTTTGAATAATTGTGTTACTGAATTGGCTTGCTGTAATAATTGATTTCTTAATTCGTTAGGAGATTGTTTTACGGGAGTAGGTTTTCTCATTAATTGTCTTGTTGAATCTTATTGCGTAGATTCACAATTTCATCCCTAATAATTCTTTTATCATTTTCACTATCCATCTTTTCGTGAAGGGCAGCTAAAATTTCAAAAATATTTATAGAGTAAATTCCTTGATTATCTCTTGCTTCTTTTAATTGTAAGATTTTAGAGATTAATTTTTCTACCATTGCTGCTCTTTTCAGTTTCATATCATTATTTTTAGAGCAGTCAATTCCACGAACATCATCAAGTTCAACGAGTAAAGCAGTAAGGGCTAATTGATGTTCACGAAAAATCCAAGGAGCAATAAGTTCTTCTCTTTGCTCGTAATTTTTAAGTCCGGAAGTTGAGATTTTTTTGAAATCACAATGTTGTTCCATGTGGGTATTAATCTGCATCCAGTTCATCTGTGCATCAAAATACTGTAAGAAAAATCTAATTACTGATTGATTTTTCTTTCCACTATCTAAATAAACGTGTTCTACCAAATCTCGAAAAGGAGAAGTGCAAATTGCGCATCTCGGTTCCATAAATTGAGGATAAGATATATCATTCATATTGTCAGGGGGAAGAGGCATTAAAGGTTTATCGCCTTCTTTCAAATCCCTGAACATTCTTGATGGTTTCTTAGGGCCTTCGTCAGGAACAATAAGAGCATCAACAGTTTCTTTTTTCGATTCCATTTCTTTAGTTATACAAGCAAAACAAGCCGCATAAATGCGGCTTGTTTATTCTTTCAGGATATAGGTTAGTCTTTCAAAGCTCTTTTCAATCTCTGGTATGGGGAAACTGTATCAGCAGCCTTAACCATAAATTCATCAGCCAGTCCAAAATCAACGTAATTTCCACCAATAAATTTTTCGCTTGAAGATGTTGCATTTGATAAATCAACTTCAGCGGATCCCTTCTTCATAGAAACAACATATTTTGTCTTTGAAGCAGTCTTGATTTGAGCTTCTTGAGATTGTGCTAAGAGAACATTATTAAGGAGAGTTTCCTCAATATATGGCCTTAAGGATGCATGTAAATGGCTTTTACCTGCAGCAGTCTCTTTAGCAGCTTCAGTAATTCTCATCCAAAATCCTAATCCTTTTTCATCAGTTTTTACAACTGAATGAGGACCAGTGCAAAGTCTCTTTACGAATTCTTTGGCAGATAATTTTGTTAAAGATCGTTCAATTACAGGAGCGCAATCGGAATATCTTGTAGGAACAACAGCAACTTCAACAGCAGTATTTTGTTTTACTTCTTCAGCAGTGTCAAACAACTTAGAAGCAACTCTATTAGCAACGTCTAAATCAAAATTATCAGCTGCGAGTAATTCTACAACTTCTGACTTATCGAAACCTTGATTTTTATATTTTTGTGCTTGATTATTTGCGACAACGAGAACACCATCTTTATGTGAACTTAATTCATTGCGCCAGTTGTAAATCATGTCATTTGTGTTATTTTCAGACACTTCTCTTATCTCCCTTAGATTTTTGATTCCCATCGTAAAAGGACTTAAATAAATAAAACCTCTAGACGTGCTTGAAATGTCTTAGAGGTTTTTGTGGAACATAATTATATAATACGAGAATTTCAAAAATATATTCCAAAGGTTAAATTAGTAGATTTGTAAAATAAAAAACATATGTGGTACTCAAAAATTATCGAATCTGCAACAGCCTGGGACGTTCTATCTACTAAAGAAGTATCGTGGGCTGGTTCTTTCTCTAGAACTTTCAAAGATTTTTCATTTTACGATCCAAATGATAACCCTACTATGACTGCTATGCTCAAACTTATAGGAGACTTAGAAAAGGGCAGAACTGGTGATTCAATAATTGACAGATATCTTGAACAAGCGAGAAGTGACCATAATGCACTATCTGATATTTCAATTTTTTCTTATAATTTATCAAAATTTATTGATAATGAAATGAAAAAACAAGGAAGCTCTGCTAATACAGATATGATGAAAGTATTAGACTTTCTTGGCAAACTCAATGAATATATAAAATCAAGAGGCGGAAAAGGCATAGAACTTGGTGAACAAATTCCAGATATTGACAAAGTAAAATCATCTGTTAATAGCACTCTTGGTATGGGATTTACCACATTGAATTTACTCTTGAAAAAAGGCACGAGTATGAATGAGGCACTAGCTATGTTCATCATCCGTGGAGATGATGTTAACTTACTAGGATATCCTCTTTCTGTACAAAGAAACTTGCTTGTTTATCAACTTGTTGAAGCCAGACCAGAATTACAATATTTCCAAAATCAAGAAAGTGTTGTAAATTTAATTAGACGTGGAGAGGGAACATTCTATTTTCCAAACATTAAAGAATACATTTTTTCAGGTATTGCCGAAAGCAAAATTTTAGAAATTGTTTTTGAGTTATTATTGAAAGATTTTGATCAACAAAATGTTGCAACGATGCTTCACTATCTTCCAAACAAAACTCAGATTAACGTAGCTGTAAAAATCGATGAATATCCACAGTACGATAGATTTTGCCAAAATATAGCAGAAAAGTTATACTCAAGTATAGGTGAGTATGATTTTGATCAAGATGTTTTATTAATAAGAAAACTTAAATCTTTCAAAAAATTTATGGAGGTTATTGATAGTAAAGGTGATCAGTGCTCTCCTATATTTATAATCAAGGGAATTGCAAAACCACAAGTCATTATAAATTATTTAAATAAAAATCCAGAAGATTATGAAAAATTTGATCCTAATTTATTGGATAGTCTTGGCAGTGAAATTAAAAACCAAATTCAACAAAAAGGCAAAGCTGCAAAAGCCAGAATTCAGTCTGATGGTTTTGCTCTTTTAGAAAAAGCACAACAAGAAGGCGTAATCAAAATAACTAAAGCTTCTGAAACTGCTTATAATTATGCCTTCGGAAAAGGACCAAAAAGAGATCCAGCTCCTCAAGGTATGTCTGAAAGTGGACAAAGGCAAAAAGAAAAGTCTGATGAAATATTTACAAAGTTCAAACAGTCATATGAAGATCGTATGCAACAAGAAGCTCCATTTGCTGGCGTAAGTACTGAAGATATAAGTAAATACGCTGAACAAATGATTATTGTAGAATTTAGCACTTATAGCTTAAAGAATTTTATGCGAGAAAATAATGTGCCTAAATTGAAATTAGGTCCTGTAGATTTTACTGATGAAAAATGGGGTGGATTATTTGTACCTAAATTTCCAACAAAAGATATGGGTCCACGTCCAGCAATTATTATCAAAACAGATATATGGTCTCAATTAGCTTATCATAGAAAATTAGCTGAAAATATTGGAATGGATGCTAACCATTATCTTGAAGCCACCAAAAGACACGAAGTTGCTCACGCATTGCAGTATCTTCAATCTGGAGATTTGATGATGCAAGATTCTGTTGCTTTAAACCCTGAATTGACTCCTGAAGAAGCTTACATATCTGATCCTTCTGAACTATATGCAAGAATTCACGGAGATATACCTTATCTGGCTAAAATCTTTGATGCTCATATTGGAAAATTAATGGCAGATCCAAAAATATATCAAGCTGCTAAAGAACAATGGATTCTAGATATCCAGGATGAAATGATTCACTTGATGTCAGGTGGAACGAATGCTAAAAGATTACTTGAAGATATGGAGAATGGTAGATTTGGAACTTACACCTCATCTACAGGACAAACAATTACATTAACTGATCCTCTTGAAGTAATCAATAAAAAATTACAGCGTCAAAGAAACAGATTGGAAATGATTTTTCACGAGACTTTTCAAATTCAAGGCAGACGTGATTATAGAAGAGGGTTGATCGGCAAGAAAAATCAATTAGCTCAACAAATTGAATCTACCCCTATTTATTCTTCTGAAAGGACCCAACTCGAAAAAGAAATAAAAGAAGTTGAAACAAATTTAGTTGAATCAGGAAGAATGCTTATCTTTGATGTGAAAGATGTATCTGAAGCTGTAGTTGAGGGATATTTAGCAGATTATTATAGCAAAATTGCGAAAGCTGTAGCAGATGGTTTACTTACAACAGATAAAATTAATCCTCAAGGCGAAGATCAAAGAGTAGAAAATCAGCAACTACGTGAAGAAGCTAAAAAACAAGAACCACCAACAGCGCAAGACATTAAGCAACACGCAAGATTTCAAATTCAACAAACCGAACCTATTCCAAGTGGTAGAAAGATTGACGTCATTATTCCGAGATATAAAGGACCTGGAAGACCACCTGGCAATTTCCCTGGCTTTGATGATGCAGAAAAAGATGACAGTCAAATTGATATCACTATTGAACGAGACGAAGATAAAACAGCAAGTGTGTTCAATTACAGAAAATTAATCAAATAAGAAATCTTCACCAAGAATTAGTTTCATTTGTTCAAGGGCTTTTGATAATCTTTTTGAGAAAGCCCCTTGAGTGATACCTAGAGTTTCAGCACATTCTTTTTGATCTAATCCATCAAAGAAATAAACTTGGATTACTTCTCTGCTTTTTTCGTTCAATTTATCCATAGCTTGATGGATACAGATTGCATTGTCAATATCATTAAATGGATCTTCAGATTCTTCAGGAAAATAATCTTCGTCTGAAAGTTCTTCTTTTGGAAAATATTTATCAGCTGTGTATCTAAATAAATTGATATCTATTCTTGTTGATAAGAAATAAGAAAAATAAGATAATTTTGGATCATATTGATCAATTAGTTTACGTAAAACAAAAATACAATCACTTAAAATATCTTCTCTGTGTGATGAAAGCCGAGATTCTTTTTGGATAATTCTTTTAACAGATGAGATGAAAAGAGGTTTGTAAAATTCATATAAATCAAAAAGCGCAGTATCATCTCCAGCTTTGTATTTATATAAAAGCTTATTTATCTCATCATAATTATTATCAGCCATAAAAAGATTATACAGAGGCGAGTTTTGAAATTAATATAGGGACTGAATGATCTACTGAACCATTAGTACGTAAATCAACTATACTATCAACTACTAAAGTAATCATTTTTGAAAACTGTTCTGGGCTATATAAATTTTCTTTGCTCGATTGTATGCGAATTCTTATAGGATTTTGAGCTTTTACTGTGAATGTAGGCTCTTTGTATTCATCGTCCAGATACTTGCCTAAAAGATCTCTTAATTCAACTATTTCTTGAACTTCAGTAAGAGGATGATATTTCTTATTAGTCTCTGAAATTACAAGCATAAAGTTTAATTGGCTAAGTAAAACAAGTAAAAATCCTTGTTCTCCCATAGAGTCAATTAGTAGCTCAATCTTTGTTAAACAGTAATCCATATTTTTGTTCATCAGTTGTTCGATAAATTCGAATATGTCGCATTCTTCATTGAAAGAAGCATTTTGTATGTCACGCAAAAATATTTTATCTGTGTAAGAAATAATCTTTTCTAATTCCTTGAAAAGAATATCAATATCATAACAGATAATTTCTTTCTTGCTTCCAGATTGTTTTGATTTGATACGTAGGACAGGGCAAATTTCAACAAGACTATTCAAAGTTTCTCCATTGATATTTGCATTGTTCTTCATTACATAATTGTTGATATGACGTTTCAGAGCATTGAAATCCCCAACAAGTGGATAGCTACAATCGAAAATTAAGTTGTTTTTCTTGGCCTTTGCAATTAGAGATAAACGACCATCAAAACTATCATCATCGTACAGTATAACGTGTTTGCTGCCTAACTTATCACTCTTTTCCTGAATGAGTTTAATATCTTCATTAGAAATGCTAGTGTGAATATAGACGTTATTATTGTCAAAGAATTTGGAATAACTATTAATTATCTTTTCAACATTATTATCAATAAGAAGAATAAGACCAGGGAATTCTTCCTTGATCTTATTCAATGCTAGTGTAGTTGATCCGTAATAAATTCTTGGAAACATATTAATCCATTGGGAAAAGAATATGCTTGAAATTTTCTGCTTCAAGCATCAATAAAATAAAGTCATTATGTTTTATGAAATTGAGTTTCAATTTCTTACTATCAAGTAAATCTAAAACTCTAATTAAATGAGAAGAAACGTAAGACACTGATAAAACTTCATAATTTTCAATTTCAATAGTGTCAACAACTGCATTTTTCTCATTACTGTTTGCAGATATAACAAGTTTATTTATATCTAGAGTCAAGCTTATCATGTGAGAATTTGCAATGCTAGATACAAACTTTACACTCTTGACTAATGAATCTTTTTGTAATTCAAGAGTTAAGAAAAATTGATCGCTAAAGAATTGATTGAAGTTTGAAAAGATCTTTTCGTAAGTGTTTTTCTCAAGGCTGCAAGATAATTCTCCACCATCCCAAGTCAGATAAATTTTACTATTATAAAGAGAGAAAGTAATGCCTGGTATTTTTTCAATATAGTAAAGTATTACATCTGAAATTGTTTTAGAAAATAAATAAGATTGTTGTAATTCGTATTTCTTGCCAAAAACAGAAATTCTATGTTTGTCTGAAGATTGAGCATTTATTTTTCCATCTTCAATAAACCAAAGTATAGAAGTGTATGGATGCTCATCAAAATCAGGAGCACAAGAGAAAGAAGTCATCTTCATACTGTGGACAAAATCATCAACAGTAACATCTAATGGTTCTAAATCTTCAGAAAAACTAATAGTAAAATTATCAACAGGAACAGTTGCCAAAGATACTCTAGTTTTCTTATTTCCAAAGATAAGTAAATTTTCTTCAAAATTGTAAATAAACTGAATTTCTTCTGTCGGGAAATTATTCAAGGCATTAAAAAAAGAAGATACATCTAAACCAAAAGTTCCATCTTCTGTAGGCTGTACATTCTTAAGCAAAAACTTTGAACCACAAAAATTGTTTTCTGATTGGACATAAAGTTTTCCATCAACTGCATGAAAAATAAGACTACTCGATGCAGCTTTATTTTCACGCATAGAAAGTTTAGATTTTTCAATTTTATTAAGTAAGGCAAAACAAATAAGATGTTCTGCCTTGTTCAACTTAAATTTCAATGTAGTTGTCCTTGGAATTCAACTTGAGTACTTGGAAGATAGATGTTTACTTCCTTCAAGATGTTAGAAATAAATGTATCTTCATTTGCACAAGAAATCAACATATTATTTTCGTAATAATTCCAAACACTGTCAACTTGTCGAAGAACATCCATTTTGTTAATGATAAGTTTTGTAACACCATTCATTTGACAGGCTACAATTACTTCTTCGATATTGAGCCAGTCTATTTGTCTTGGTCGCCCTGTAGTGGCTCCATACTCTTGACCAATCTCTCGCAATCTTTCAAATCGTTCGTCGTCTTTTTGGTATCCTTTAGCTCCAACATAGGTAGAATAACACTTGATAACCCCGATAACATTCCGTACTTGCTTATAATTGAAACCATTGTTTAATACTGCTCCTACTCCAGTGTTTGATGAAGTTACATAAGGGTAATCGCCAAAGTCAACATCAAGCCAATATCCTTGAGCTCCTTCAGCTAAAAATTTCTTAGGGCAAGAATAAATAAGGCTGTGCATATCGACAAGATATGGTGCTAATTCTGGAACATCTTTGGCACGAAGACCTGTGCGACCAACTTTGTCTTTATAACAAGGGCCATTTCCAGTACGAGTTGTTCCAATAGTAGTATCTCTGGAATCTTCGTCGATATGATTAGGGGTAATTATATGTGCGTTTTCTGCTATTTTAAGGATTGATGTGTCAAACCCAAATCCTTCAAGATACTCAAGTTCGTCAAATAATTTTTGCGTATTGATAACACAACCATTACCGATGACACTAGGAATGCCATGCAGAACACCACAAGGAACAAGATGCGTAACAATTTTCTCTCCATTGAGGTAAATTGTATGACCAGCATTTCCTCCACCGTTAAAACGGACAACGTAGTCATATTCACCTGATGCAGCCATTTGATTGGCTATTTTCCCCTTGCCTTCATCACCATACTGCATACCGATAACTACATCAACAATTGAAGTTTCCATATGCACATTTTACTTCATTGTATAGGTGTTGGCAAGTTATAATTCTATGTCTTTTTCTTCGTCAAAAAATTCTCTATCATCAATACCATTTACAACAACATCAACGTGCGTGTCTGGGAATTTTTGTCGAACTTTTTCCATTGCTTCTTCTTTACTGTAATCTTCAAGAGCAAGATTAGATGTGAAAACTACATCGTGAGAAATTTCTTCTGCATCTTCTTCCTCACCATATAAATTTTCTAATCCAGGTATGGAAAGTTGATCTGTTAGGAGCTTTCCTTCTTTGTCAGAACCTTTAGATAATGATTTCAATGACAAAGGATCTAAAAAGAAAAATTTCCATACTCCACTTTCTGGAAATAAAATAATTTGTGGATAAATTGCAAAATGCCTTCTTGTTCCTTTAGATCTTTCAACAAGTTGCTCCATAGGGTCTCTCGATGGATCTACAGTGAACTTTTCATCTCCAAGAACTTCTACAATATCTCTGCCTTGCTTTCTTGCTTTAGTTAATGCAAAATCAGAATATGTTTCTGGATTTTTGTAAACTTCATCAAAATCTAAATCTGATTGATCTATTGCTACTTTGGTAAATCTGTCAGCCAGTTTAAAGCATCCCAAGGTATCCAAAATAGAGGCAGTTCTAAGTAAATTTATCATGATCTACCTTTTGGCTTCTTATGAGTGGCATCGTTCATCTCATCGTCTTTAAATTGAACATAAACTTCTGATGCTTTTTTTCTAATTCTAGTAAGTGCATTGTCAACACATTTAGCTGGAACGCTCAGCGTTTGTGAAATTTCTTTATATGATGAATTATGACCATATTCGACAAATATGTCTGCCTCTAATGGTGTTAATTTATCCATTAACATTTCAGAATTTAATTCTAATTCTTGTCTTACAATAATATCTTCAACCAAATTTACTTCCGGAGATTCATCATAAGGATTTTTCTTATCAGGAATATAGTCTCCTAATGAATGAAAATTACCATCATCATTCAAAATAAAAGGAGCGTCAAGCGAAATTGAGTCATTCAAAGCTGAATTCTTCATTCTTTTCGCTGACGCTATAGCTGTTGCAAGATGTCTTTTACAAACTAAATTTACGCAAAAGTTCTTAAATGTTGTGTCTTTAGTGCAATCATAGGAATTTACCGCTTTAAATACACCTAATCTCAATTCTTGCATTACATCTTCTCTGTCTCCGCCGACTATGAAAAAGTGTGGTGCAATCTTCTTGAGATCTGGTTCTACCATCTTAAGCAACTTTTTAAAGGCTGCTTGATTTCCTGCTTTTGCTCTATTAACTATTCTGACTATTCTAAAATCTTCGGTTGCCATCAAAACTCCCGAAGGCATAATTCATCACAAAACTTCTTTTTACGCCTTTTCCCTATTTGCGTACTTTTCTATAATTTTGAGAACACCTGTTGTTGCTACGATGTCCTCAGAGACAGTTTGCCTTATATCTTTTGAAATATTATACAATTGTTCTGCGATATCAATAAGTAACAAAGTATCAACAGACTTGGCTATTAATTCTATATCTGGTTCTCTTTCACCCTTTTTTACTTTGATAACAATATATTTAAATGCTGTAATGAAGATTTGTGATGTTTCTAATAATAAATTACCTAAATTTCTTCCCTCTGCGTTGGAAGATTGAATTATTCTAAACGCATTAGCAAAATCTTCATTCATAATTGCAAAAGAAAGATCTATTGCTAATTGTTTTGGCGATCTATCAAGTAGCTCTCTGATGTTTTCTTCAGATATATCACTCATAGA